GTCCTGCGAGGATCGCGTCGAAGCCACCCTGAACCAACGAGCGGTTCTGCTCGATGTATTGCTCAGTTGTCGTGGCCTGCTCTTCGTTCATTGCGATCTTGGCGTTGCGGGCGTTGCCTACAGCAGCCTTGTTTTGGTTGTTGATCGCGCTAACCGAAGAGACAGCGGCGAGGCCCGCGCTGGCGGCACCGGAGGACACTGCGGTTGCCATCATAGGACCAACAGAGGAGGCGATGGCGGTTAGAGTTACAGGTTCACACATAGTGCCCCTCCGTTATTTTGACGAACTCGAGGAACGGACGACCCTCGTGGCCGAACGTCTCGTGTCTTTGGATGATCGTGAAGCCCATCCACTTGATCCACCTATGGTGAACCGTGTTGCGGGCATCGGTGTAGTTGAAGATCAGGCGGTAGTCCGCACTGAGCTTTCCTAACTCGGCCTTGCATTCCCTCAGGAACTGTCGGTGGAGTAGGTGAAAATCATTGGTGGCAACCATCCACACACCGCCTACGAGGGGTGTCACAGGGACGATGCCGAAGATAGCAGCGGGAGTACCCGAGGGCAGACAGGCGACCTTAGAGGTGCCTCCCTGTACCCCTCTGAGCATTGCAGCCCCAGGAGTGTTACCCGAGGCCGCTTTGATCTCGGCGATGTCCGCTGGACGCAGGTTATCTGCGAGGACTTGGATGTCGTCTTCGCTTGCATCGCGAACATAGCCGTGTGTCATTATACTCTCCGTGCTTTCTGTCGATAGTTGGCAGTCCATTCCACTGACCCGAAGGCGCATCGGTAGGGCTGATTGTTGATCAACTTGATCGTTACTTCCTCGTTCTGAGCAAACACCGGAAACTTGAACTCACCCGTATCGAGAGGGATGACGTCCACGATGTTGTCAGGGTCGGCAAGTGTGCGCCCGTTGAAGATGGTGACTGCAGTGGGGCCGTTGGTGGGCGCGACGTGTGCCTCGAAGTATGAGGTGTCCGTGTAGATCACCGAGAAGTACCGAAGCTGGAGCCGACCATCTTGGATCGAGCTTTCGCCATCGCTGTTTTCTTCGCGGAGGTACTGCGCCGAGAAGTCGTACAGGAACTCATAGTTGATCCCGCAGGTGATCCCTTCTGCCGTGACGTCGCCCGAGATGACGTAGGTTGTGTCATTGGTCTTGGCCACACCCTCGTAAGGGACGAAGTTCTTATCATCAGTCGCGTAGAACTCGACGACACTTGGGGTGCCATAGGGCAACACGATGGTGGTTGTGTCGCTCGGTGCATCATAAGTGATCGAGGTGAACCCTGCCTTTTCGATCTGGTGATCCAACAGGAGGTCCTTGTCGATGATAGGCGCGACGTTGATCCGATCGATCCTAACTTCGGAACCAACCTTGTAGACGAGGTAGAGGTAGCTATCGAGGAAACCCATACCGACGATGGAGATGTTCGCATCGAAGGTCCACTTACTCCAAGCCGATTGAAGCTTCTTGCCTTCCGTGGCGTACCACTTGTAGACGTAAAGAGAGTTCGGTTCATCCTCAGAGAGGGACAGAAAGACGTCTGCAGTTGAACTTGCAGTTAACGCCCGGATGTTCTTGGGGATGTAGCTTGGGATTTGGACAGCGATGTCTTCACCACTCACCGTCTCACGTTGACCATCGATGAACACCTCACGAGCAATCGTGTTGGTGGCACCGTCAGCCATGAAGTAGGCGCTCGATCCGACAACCACAGGTGCCACGAAGAGTGAACAAGGGTAGCTGGTCGAGTTGGTGATCCCCACCGTCTCAGCAGAGAGGACGTTTGAGGATGACAGACGGAACTGTTGTTTGTCCGAGAAGAGGACCAGTTCGTCAGAGAACGATGCCGCATGGTACAGCGTGGAGACCCGGCCAGTAGCGGATGCCACATCGATAGGGTCAGAAGCCAGAAGCTGGACGACGGTTGAACGATAGAGATCCTCGAAGATTGTGGTTGAGGACAGGATCGCGTTCTCTTCACTCAGGAAACCGAGGCGTCCCTTGAAGAGGAACATACCGTTGATCTTTGAGTTGACGAAAGTTGGATCAGGGTTGCTATCAGCATCCCCCGCTAGACGCTCGGTCCAGAGGTTCTCACGAAACTCAAAGGTGTTTGGCGCAGTCTTGACGAGGACGTGGGGCATTGTTGACTTGGTCAGTTCCCGCTTGGCGTCGTAGCCTACGGTCTCCTTCCAGATGCCCTCTTCATAGGTCACCCAATAGGACGCCGTAGTGTCGTCAAGGTTACCCTGCAGCTTTATGATACGGCCTTCGATTTCGTAAGGAGGCAGATCATCGAACTCTTGCAGACTTTCAGTGTACGTGGTCATGGACCGTCCACCAAACTGGTCAGAGACCGTGATGATGTCACCCGAGGTGATACTGAATGTCAGGACTGAACCGACAGTGACGGCGTCGGTGTAGCCCTTGATAATTGCGTCCGCTGCAAGAGCCTCGGCGATCTCTGAGGTGCCTTCAAGTGCTGTCGCGGCTGAGGTGTTGGTGTCCGTGGTAAACGTGGCTGCGAGGACGTTGTTGACGTAGATTGCATAGGGGACCGCGGCTACGGCCTGCTTGATGAAGATTGAAGCGCGGGTTGTGGGGTCTGTACGTGTTTCTGTGAGGTCGGCAGCAGTGACTGTGATCTCGTTATTCAAGATGAACGTGGTGTCCGCCACGGTGACGAAGCGCATTTTCTTCCACATATCGGTTGTTGGCAGATACGCTTTACCGTTTGGATAGGTCACGGTCTGCTTGACGCCTTCTGCGTCGAACAACTCGAGGTCACCTGAGCCACACACGAGGATGTACTTCTCAGCGAAGCTACGGTCGATCATGTGGACAGCGGAGGTGTCACTCACGGTCATGCTGTTGGCCAGTGTGGCTACATACTCAGAGGGTGGACGTTTCATCAAACCAGCCACGACGGACGGGAACGCATTGATCATCTCTTTACCGGACGTGCGTAGACGAGAGGGGGCGGGTTGCTGGGAGACCCCAGACACTAGGTTTGGGATCGTGCTGGCTACTAGCGGCATGGGGTTTCCTTAGGGTTAACGGCGGTTCAGAATGTTGAACGTGGTGTAATTACTCGACAGGGCGTTCAGGTCCTCGACACGCATCTGATCGGCCAAGAGGTTCGCCATAGCGTTAGCCTCGTCACTGCCATCGGACTGACTTGTGGTGCCATCGATGCGGTCCTCAAAGATACGAGCAGCGCGGAGAGCGATGTACCGACGTGCTGTCTCGGGGAGTTCTTCGAAGGTGAGGCCTAGGGTTAGCTCGACCTTGATCGACTTGGTGAACACGTAGGTGTGGTTGTCACGGTCGTAGAGGGTTTGGCCTCGTTGAATAGCGTCCACGTCAGCGTCTTCGGCTGTGGTGTCCACGGATAGTGTGTTGGATGGTAGCAGGATATTTCCGACGCCATTTGGGGTGAGCGGAAAGTTCTTCTCGGTGTTCCAGTACCAGCCGAGGGACTGCAACTCGCGGTTCACCTTGCGGACGAAGTTGAGTGCGATTTGAGTGTCTACCCCGAGGTCACCAGCGATGGTACTGACCGGGGATTGACCGATGTTCTCTAGGCATTCGTTGACGGCCTCGAGTTCGGATGTAGGTGTGATCAGAAACGACATAGCGTGTCCTTCTAGGGGCTGAATTTGAAATACCCCCCGGAATTAACCGGAGGGTAGGCCTTACGTGATCGTAAGTATTACACGGCAGCGCGGAGTTCGCGGATACCTTGTGGGTTCACAGCACCGTGGCCAACAGCCATCTTGGAGACCATGAGAGTACCCTGACGACGGATGTCGTATTCGCTCTCAGAAGCCATTTCCAACAGCTTTACAGTACCGAGTGCGCCGCGCTGGAATACCAGAGCAGAGGTGTCGGATGCGTCAACTTGGTACTTCGTGCCGAAGTCAACAGTGTCAGTCGTGTGGTCAACAGCAAGGTTGCTCGACTTCACGATGGACATACCAGCGACTTTCATCACAGTACCGTCAGCGTAAGAACCGTTGCCGTTGTTGAAGTCACGATCAACCAGCTTGTCGTTCTGAACCAGTCCGTAGAACACGGTAGGTGTCACGATGACGAAGCGATCTTCGGCTGGCAGGAACAGGTCGTCCATAGCAGCAGCTTCCGCATACAGCGCATCAACGATGTTCTGGATGGTTGGCGTCAGGGAACCGAGGTTCGTGGACACAGCAGCGCCCATTTCAGCAACAGCACCGGCAGTACCAGCACGAGCAGACTTCACAGCCAGCGACAGCAAGTTACGGTCGAATGTCTGAGCCAAGGCTTGGCCCATCTGAGTGCTATACTCGGAGCGGACTTCGTAGTGGTTCTTGGCTTCGTCAATGTTCGCGATGAAGCTGTCAGAGATCAGCAAATCATCGATGGTTACGACGATCTCGCCGTGGTTGACATTCTTGCCGAGGATTTCAGCGCCGGGAGTGTGGTAAGACGCAGTGATGCGGCCCATGCCCGGGAACGAGGCAGATTTGCCAGAAGCGATGTTACGGACGCGAGTTTTGTCGGCCATAACTGTACGGGCATTGAACGAAGACAGAACTTCGCCAGAGAAGACTTTGAGGAACAGAGCATCGACAGCGCCAGCTTGGGCGATCTGGCCTGAACGTGAGACGTTAGCAGCAGTCATTTGAATTATCCTTAATGGGATTGAAGTTGTGGGGTTTGTTGTTCACCTCTTGACTTCACAGCCACGTCCCATGAGTTATCCTCCGCAGAGGGCTACATGATCGAATGTTTGTTCGGTGTGTTGGGTGGGTAGAGTGT